GCCATCTTTTCCTTGCGTTCCATCAAGTCTGCTTGTCTTTTGGACTCAGCATCTTTTGACTCAATCACCGCTTGTTTTTCTTCGACAGCCTTCTCAGCGTCTTTTAATTTAAGTGCAGTTTCATCCACAACTTTCATTAACTTCGCAGTCTCAGATTTCTCATTTAAGTAAGAATTCTGGTACTCAGAAGCAAACGCCTCGAATATTTTCTTGCCAAAGTTGACTTCTCTAGCCGCTGTAATGTCATCTTTCAAAGTTTTTAATTCACTTTGAAGTTTGTTGTTTACTGCGTCTTCTACAACTTTAGCAGATTTTGTAATGAAAGCCTCTTTCATCTTAGCCATTTGTTTTTTGGCTTCGGCTACTAGTTTGACTTTCGTTTCCACAACGCCTTTTTTGTCTTCATGGAATTCTTTAATTTCTTTTGCAAGAGCCTTTACTACAAACTCTTCCATTTTCTTAAAGTTTTCATGAACACCTTTTCTGTCGCTGTGCAGTTCTGTTAACTCTTCTGAAAGTTTCTTCATGATAAACTCTTGAAGTTTTTCAGAATGTTTGCCTACATTTTCTTTGTAAGCAATTTTTTCTTGTGCAAGTGCTTTTCTGTCTTCAACAAATTTTGTGATTTCCTCAGATAATTTCTCAGTCATCATTTTGTCGATAGCCTCGATCATGTTGCTTTTGTCGTGTTCGTATCTTTTAGCAAACTCTTCTCTCAACTCAGCACCTACAGTTTCTCTGTTTTCTTTAACTTTTGAATCCCATGCTTCAGCGATAGCCTTTTGAGTATCTTCTGATATTGCACCTGATTCAACTAGTTTTGATATTGCATCAATCATTATTTTAGGTCCTTTATTATGTTAGTTAACGCATCTTTCAGATGCTTTTGTGCTCTTTTGTCATTTCTCACTTCTTCCGCCAGACCCTTTGCTTTCAATCCACCTCTTGTGTTTAGCAAGTGTTCGTAAATTGGCGTTGGGTAAGCACCTGGGGCCGAAGGTTGGGCCACAACATCAACGGTAATGATCTCAAAGTCTGAAACTTCGCCGCTTCCGTACTCGGAAATATTTCCGCTACCTCTACTAGAAACGCCTAGTTTCACACCTGATTCCAACATCGTTTTGACAAGTTGACCCATCGGTGTTGGCAAAATTTTCATTTTGCCGTATCCATTTGGACCGTCCATCCACATCTCAGTAATCATGTGAGACACTCGGTCCAAATTAATTTTTAAATCGTCTGGATGATCTACTTCACCTAATACAGAATAACCTGAACTTATTTGGTCATTAAGTGTTTTAACTGCTTTGCCAATTTCGTTTACTGGGTAAACTCTTTGGTTAGCATTTTTAATTCCACCTTGAATACAGATCCCTTTCATGTACAAGTCCTTGCCGTTGTCGCCTTCGTGCAAGATCTGTACTCTAGCCTGATCGTAAGTTAGATGTTCTCTAAGGTATAGTGACATTCAAACTCTCCAATGTTCAGTTCAATTACGCTTTCGCGTTAACTGGACTCTTTGCTGATTTATCTGAATGATCCGCTTTGTCCGCCTTCATCTCTTTTTTGTAAGATGTTGACTTATCTTTTGCTGGAGTATTCTCGAAATCACCACTCATTTTTTGTGCTGTTGGAGCCGGTCTTCCTTTTTCTTCTGCTCCGCCTTTAGCGATATTGTGTGTTGAACCGCCTGCACTCTTAACTTTTGAGTTTACTGGTGACGTTTTCGAATCAGCATGGTCGGCTGTGTCCGCTGACTTTTGGATTTTGTATTCTTTTACAGTTTCCTTAGTCGCTTCTTTGCCTTCCATTGGTACTGGTGCAGTTTCTGGCGCTGGTTGTTCAATTGGAGCCTCTAGTGACTCTTCTTTGTCTTCATCGCCTTTGTCTGCCATCATTTTTTCGAATTCTGCTTTTAATTCATCCAAAGCATCTTCCAAATCAACTACTCTGTCTTCCATGTCTTCTGGCTCTTTATCACCATCTGCATCCATGTCCATATCTTTTTCCATGTCATCAGCGGCTTTATCGCCCATTTCTTCCTCATCAGCAGAGATGTCTTTGATTAATTCATCAGTAGCGTCGCCACCAACTTCTTCAATTGACTCTTCTTCTGTTTTTTCTGATTCGTCAGTAACTTCTTCTTTTGAAGTTTCTTCGACAGTTTCGTCTTCTTTAGATTCTTCTGAAGTTTCTTTAACTTCTTCGTCTTTAGCAGTTTCTTCTACTTTTTCTTCAGCAGTTTCTTCTACTTTTTCTTCTGACGCTTCAGTCTCTTTAACTTCTTCTTTTGCTTCGTCTTTGTTTTCTTCTTTAGCCTCTGAAGTTGGTACTTCTTCTGCTAAACTTTCGTAGATGTCTCTTGATTTTTCAACTACGATTTCGTGGAACAGTTGTTCCGCTTTGTCGTTCTCTTCGTTGATTAGTAATTCTAATAACGATTCGAATTTATTTTCTTTTGTCATTACACGTGCTCCTTAATATTGGCAAGTTTTGTACTTATAAGTGTTTATATTTACTATCTTTATGCAAATATACGGAGATATATGACAAAAAAGGGTATTTTTAGGTTGGTCGTTGTGTTAGTTTGAACAGTTCAACGAACTCTTTGGTGTTCATGTGGCCTAAATTTTCATTCCATTCGAGGTCTTTTGGCTTGAATGCACCTTCAGGACACACTCTATAGAACTTTATTTCCTTGAAATCTGCTAGGCAACGTTTGGTTTGATTCATCCAATTGCCATAAAAAGTTGCTTCATCGGTACGTTTTTTGTAGTTTCTTGTGTCACCAAATATGTTATTAAGTTTTGCCGCTTTTGTATTTGGGTTGACCACGTGTCCTTGATAGTCAAAACCTAGTATATAAATGTGTTTGAATCCTTTTTCACAGGCCATTCTGAGAGCAGTTGGACCAGAACTCCAGCCAAGACTTGGTTGAAACCATTGAACGTGGTTCAGTATTGTGGGATTCTTGTTGTATTGTGCATTGAAATTGCTCCAAACCTGATTGTTTTGCATATAATCAGATTCTGCAATCTCGTTTATCATTTTTGGATCTACGGCAATTAGATAATCAGGACGTTCTGTTCTGTAAACGGCGTTACAGGCAAACACTGTGCCGTGTTTCTTAAGATCTTCAATGGCGATACCCTTACGTGATTCACCGTTGCCTAATACAAATGCTGTTGTTGACATTATAACTCTAAGTTATCGTCTTGTGCAGGTTGTCCGTACATCTTTTGGACAAATTTTGATTCTTCCTTTTGCTGTGCATCGTGGGCCTCTGATGCTAATCTCATTGAATTAATGTCTTTGAGTGTAAGACGTGTTTTTCTTGTGTCTGCTTTATCTAAAATAGATATATCGTTTTCAGGCTCATAGGTTTTATCCTGTTTTGCGCCTTCTTCGTCGTATGTAAAGAACTCAAATAGTTTCATACTCGTATTTAATCCTAAACTTGGCCTCCGCCACCGGTACCACCTGGTGCTGTTCCACCGCCTCCTGGTGTTTGTCCAGGTGCTCCTGGGCCACCTTGATCTGGATTAGGTACTTCAGGGTCAGCAGTTGGTTCTGCAAATTGGTCTAAATCACCCGATATTCCTGATTGTGTAACTCCGCCGGAACGTAATTGTTGATTTTTAGTTTGTTTTTTCTTGGGAACTGCATTTTCTTCTGCCCATAAATCAGAGTTCTGAGCCATTTCTTCTTCAGTAAGTCCAAGATATCTTTTTAACGCAAATCTTTTGGAAATATATGGAAGTTCTTGTATCTGTGCAAACGTTCCTATTCTAACTTGATCCATCTCTGTCTGTCTGTATTGTGCAAAGTTTTGTGGTGGATTAAGTTTTAGATCAAAAACCGAATTGTCTATGTTGTAACCATGCTTTTTAATATAAAGTTTAAACTCTTGATCAAATGTTGGATTTAAAAGAGACTGTAATCTCGCACAGTACTTGTTGAATCTTAATTCTTGTATGTAAGCAGTACCTACTCTACCGTCATTGTACTGTTGCTGTCCATCATCTGGACCAGTCGGCAAGTACGAACTTGGTATTCTCAAACCTCTGAACAATTTGTTTGTAAAGAATTTAAGATCGTCTATCTCACCTAAGTTTGTACCACCCGGTAGTGTATCAACTTTAGATCCTCTTCCTTCTGCTGTTTGCGGAAAGAAGTAATCCTCATTAATGCTCATAGGGTTATATGTTGCATCAATATAGTTGACACCACCTGATGTGCTTGGAATTCTTCTTTGATTGATTTCGTTTTTCACTCTCTCAACGAATTGCATAGCCAAGTGTGTTGGCATATTACCTACGTCGATATAAAATACTCTTCTTTCAGGTGCTCTTTGAACCCTGTAAATGATAATTGCGTCTTCTAATAATTCTTTTTGTTTGTAAACTTTGAAAACTTGTTCTAATACTGATTGTCCAAACGGAAATAAGTTGTCTAATCCGTCTGACATTGACATATGTACAACGTGTTCGGCATTTATACTGTATTGATTCATTGTTCTGTAGAATCTTCCACCAGTCTGTCCACCAAATCCTGACATATTTGGAGATTGTCCTGCACCTGCATAACTTTGTGAGTATGCCGCAGTGCCTCCACCTGTTGTTCCTGCACCACCATAAGTTTGATTTGGTGTTATTGCAGTTGCACTTAATCTTTGTAGGTTTGGATTGATATCTCTTATAACATATTGTTCAGGTGTTTTTCCCTCGGATTCATTTACAACAATTCTATCTACTTTTGCGTTGTCTATGTACAACCATTTCAATGTTTCTGGATCTCTCACAAAGAAACAATCGCCATACTTCAATGCATTCCTGAATATTCTAAAAATTCTTTTTTGTAATTTGTTTGTTTTTGTCCACTGCTGAAGTGCTTTCTTTAAAAGTTTTACTTCATGTTCAGTAGTTTCGTCTTTGAAAACTAAATCAAACGGTGTGCTGTTTTCTTGATTTTGTTGTGTAGAAAATTCTGCAAGTATATCAAGTGCCGCATTGATTTCACTGTCTGAATCCATTTGATCATACTGAAAATATCTCTGTATTCTGTTTGGATGTCCTGTGTAAACATCTGGCAGATATGAACTGTAATTTCTTTTCGCGAAATTCGGAACTTTCTCTCCGGATAAAGGAGACAAGTTTGCGTCTTTAAAGTATTTTTTCCAAGCCATATCTAATTTTACACTTTTCTTTTAACAATAGCAACCATATTATGCCATTAAAGCACCACCTGTTGATGCCCTCGTAAATTTTGCGGTATTTTCTGTTGCCCTACGAGTACGGTCATTAATGCCTACAAGCATATTTACACTTGCTAACAACTCTTTTATGTTTTTATTCGTTGCCTCTGACTGGTTTACCATGGATATTAAACTATTTTCCATACGGTCGGTATTGAATATTGATTGAAGATCTGTGTTGGCTGTGATCGCACTGCTCTTGCCAGGCATAACCAATTCAGGTCCACGTTCTCCTACCAAGTATGGAGTGTTTGCGGCCATACTGCCACCAAACTGTTTGGCCCCTAATGCTCCACCGGCCTGTGTACCTAGTCCAAATCCTACAGCGGCTCCGACCGGTCCACCAACTAGGAATCCTAACAGTCCACCTAGTATACCACCACCTAATCCAAATTTTCCTTGTCGCTTTTTGTCCTCATCATCGCTGGCCAAGTTCGTTGCCACATCTGCTCCACCAAGTAATGCTCCTAGTAGTGGTAATCGTCTCAATGCATTTTTTCCGAAATTTGCAACTTTTCCTAATTTTCCTACTTTGCCTTTTTTGCCTCCGCCTCCGCCAAAGAAACCACCGCCACCCATACCACCGGCCGCTCTTATTCCTGCCGCGGTACCTAGTGAAACAATAGTGACCTGCTTCGCGAAGTCTAATAATAAAGTACCAGCAAGGGCCGTCGTCAATGCCGCGGCCATTATTTGTGGATTGTTAACGGCAAAATCTGCTATGCTTAATATTTTAGGAGTAAGGGTTTCAACAAACGTTACAAGTCCTCCTAGTTTTGGACCAAATGCTTGTAATAGTCCTGTTTCTATAAGTTGGAATTGTCCTGATAATCTTTTGAACGCATCTTCGAATAATGTTAAAGTCTGTGTTAGGCCTGATGCGTCTTTCGAAGCCTTTTCTTCTCTTGCCTTATCTAAATCTATTTGTCTGTTTCCTAGATCAATTACAGCACCTTGTACGTTCAAGAGATCTACAACACCTTTTGAAGTTATTGCTGAAAATCTTTCACCACTCTTTTGGGCAAGTGCTATTGACTGTTCCAACGCCTGTTCTTGTGTAATACTTCCATTGATTAAGGCTTGTATTACAGGTTGGATACCTCTTATGTTGATCGCTAATTTCTGTGCCTCTGGTGTGATCGCTCTACCACCGTTGGCAATCAAATCTTGGAAGCCTGTTGCCAGTTGTGGAGAAAGTTTTGTAATAGTTCCTGCAAACCCTTCAAGTCTCTGCCTTGTTTCGTCAGTTTGCATTGTCAAGAATGCTTGGAATCTTTCGTTGGACCTTGCCATTTCAATCCCATCCATTACTTGATCTCTTTGTAATCCTGTAACTTTTGCCAACCCGTCTAATGCTTTTGCAAAGTTCATTGAACTTTGTATTCTTTGTTGGGCAGTCATGTTCTCCAATGTTCCGGCTCTTCTCGCTCCTTCTAAGTTTGTAAGCATTGTCTCGTTGATTTCGTCAACTGTGAAACCTAGTGGTGCAAGTGTTTGTATTCCAAATTTTCTGAAGTCGTTTGCAAGTCTACCAAATTGTCTTGCCCCTTCGGACGTTGTACCAAACATTGCCGCTAACTGTTCTGAATTCTGTTTTACTAAATTTGCGAAATCATCCAAAGGTAATCCTGCTTGGTTTGCCGCAATCCTCAAATCGATAATGCTTTGACCAAACGATGCACCTGATTGTGCTAGTCCTCTAAATGTTTCTATGCTGACGTCTAATCTATTTCCAAGGAAGCCAAGTAGGTCACCTGTTCTACCAAGTCCTTTGAAATTGTCTGATAAAGAACTGATACTGCCTTCGCCTTTAAAGGCCGCTTTTGCCAAACCAAATACTGCGTCACCGGTTTTCTTGAAACCATTTGCTAAAACCTCAGAAGCCTTTATCAACTGTTCAGTTGATTTTATTTGGTCATCTATCTGCTTGAGTTGTGCTTTCTCTAGTTCGCCTATTTCTTTTTTCTTGAGAACCTGTACTTTTAGGTATTTGAGTTCACGGAGTTTAAGTTCCATGGCGTCTTTGTTAGTTTTCGCCTCTTTTAGGCGATCGTTATATAACCTTTGTCGAGCCTCCCTTAACTTGGGATCATCAATTACCGATTCTAACAGTTCTTTTATTTCGTTGTCCATGCTTTATTATTACCCCATTATATACGCATATAAATATTGACATACATACACTTGTATAGTACTATTTATAGATGGAAAAAATGACAGAAAATACCAACCCGTTACACAAATACTTTAGGACTCCTAGTATATATGTGTCACTACCATGTGGGTCAACATATGACCCGAAAGTGTTGGAGATGCCTCAGTCAGGAGAAATAGGTGTAATGCCTATGACTGCCAAGGACGAGATCATATTCAAAACACCTGACGCATTGATGAACGGACAGGGTGTGGTAGATGTGATACAGAGTTGTATTCCGGCAATTAAAGATGCATGGCAAATTAAAAATTATGACCTTGACACAGTATTGATTGCAATCAGAATAGCAACTTATGGTGAAATGATGGACATGAATTACACTGTGCCTGGTACGTCAGTCAAAGTGGATCACAGTTTGAACTTGCCTGCACTATTAGAAAATATTAAAAGTATTAAGATCGAAGACACAATCACATTGAAAGATGGATTGAAAATTACAGTTGAGCCGTTGGTGTACAAAGACATCACACAAACAGCATTGACAACTTTCCAACAACAGAAGATGTTTAGCCAGGTAAGCAACTCACAGGCACCTGATGTTGAGAAGACTAAAAAATTTAATGAAGCATTCAATCACTTGAATGAACTGACAACAGAGTTGATGATGAAAAACATCAGCAAGATCACAACACCAGATGGCACAGTCGTTGAAGACAAGACACAGATAAAACAATTTATTGAGAACGCAAACGCAGTCATGGTAAATGAAATCACAGAAAAACTTGCTGACATAAGATCACAGGGATCAGTCAAACCATTAAAAATGAAAGCAACCGAGGAGCAGATCAAGATAGGTGCACCTGCCAACTACGATGTTCCTATTACGTTTGATACTGCAAATTTTTTCGTATAACCTTGCTGTCACAAGTGGATTCTGACATTGTCAAGACACTTAAAGACATGGAAAACACAGCAAAAGATATCAAGATGGATATTTTTAGATTGTGTTGGTATATGCGTGGCGGACTCACCTACTCGGAAGCAACTTCTTTGAGTCCAGACGAGCGTCAAATCATTGGTAAAATAGTTAAGGAAAACATCGAAACTACCAAAAAAACGGGTCAACCTTTCTTCTAGAATATAGTATACTTTAATAGTATTTGAATATGCAGATAATTAACACTTACATATGTCCGAAAGAGATCTAGTCAAAGAACTCAAAGCACAAATCGTCGACCTCACAGCAGACCGAGACGATGCTCTGGCGAAAGTAAAGTCCAAAGAATCACGTATGAAGCAGGTGTTGATAAAATTGGAACACGCCACGCAGGATGTTCAAGCAACTGGCCACAAAATTGGTGAACAGAACAAAATGATCTCGGAACTTCAGGCCAAACTCAATACCAAGGAAGAGTTACTGCAAGAAGCATTAACTAAAATAAAGATGCTCAAAGGACATGATGATTCAACAAAAGAAACAGACCAAGA